CCCGATCCAACTTTGAGGTAATCATGACACAAACAGCCAACTGCGTCCTGTGTGACGCGCCATACCCACTACGCCGCAAGACCGAGCTAAACATCAATGTGTGTTTGGACTGTGGCGATGTAAGCGCCGAACAACAGCGCCAATCGTGGTGTGTCGTTCCGCTGCCAAAGCAAGCGTACACGCTCGTAACCAGCAAGTCTGACTTGCTACACCTAAACCAGAAGTCACGGTAACGCGTGACCAACTAACCATTCGGGCACCTGCCCGATCAGACAATAGGAGAAAACAATGTCTGCACCTACTATATCATCCGCTGCCATGCTCGTTAAGTTTGGCGTAACCATCCCGACATTCCGCAAGGGTGACCGCACGGCCACTGAGGAAATTGCCACCAACAACCGCGCTGACAAGATGCGGTTCAACCTAACCAAATCGCTCATCAACAACGATGAGTTCAAAGCACTCAAAACCCATGTCGGTGACGTGCGCAACAACGTGTACTATGCACGCACACTTCCGTGGGAAGATAAAGGCCCACGTCTCCTAACCAATGAGATGTACCCTGAGTTCCACGAAAAGATCACCTATGCCATCGACCAAGGCAAAGACTTGTGGGATATATTCCTCGGCACCTATGAGTATCAGCGCGATGTGGTTGCACCTCGTGAGTTAGGTGATCTGTACGATCCGCTACAATATCCGTCGTTGACTGACCTACAGTCAGAAGGGTTCCGCATGAACCTCGGCTACTCGGGTATCGCAGAGGCGGGTGACTTCCGTAATGACATAGGCGTCGAAGGTCAGAACTACATAAGAAGTCAGATGCAGTCATCCAATGAGGAACGTCTCAAGGGTGCGATGCAGGATCTGTGGACACAACTGCACGACCAGATCCAGAAGTTTATCACCAACCTATCTGTGGATGAGACCACAGGCAAAAAGGGTAAGATCAGCGATGGTATCTTTGACCGCCTCGTTGCTCTGACTGACATGCTACACACATGCAACATCACGGCTGACCCCCAGATGGATGCCATGCGCCGTAAACTGTCGGTCACTCTGGATACCGTCTCAACAGATGCTATCCGCAACAGCCCCACCGTGCGTGAGAATACACGTAACAAACTAACCGAGGCACTGAACAGCCTCCCATCACTTAACATGTAATCGGGTAGATACCCGAACCAAACTAGGAGAACGACAATGAACAACGCAAGAAACATGTACGCACTGGACATCGAAGAGTGCGCGGAATTGATCAGCATCATCGGCAGTCATCAGACCGTCATCGGTCAGGGTGATATGGGCAGTGGCAAATCAGCGATGCTGCCCATGCTGGCTGAGATGTTACCTACACACAAACCGTATTACTTTGACTGTACAACCAAGGTAGATGCGGGTGACATGGCGCTGCCCAAGTTCAGCAACGTGGATGATAAAGACTTCTTCAACCATGTGACAACTCAGGAGCTAGGCTTCCACGAGAAGGGTCCGATCATACTCATGCTCGACGAGATTGGTAAGAACAAATCAATTCTCAATGCGCTCAACCGCATCATGTACGAGAAGAAGTTCGGCCCATACGAGCTACACCCCGATAGCATTGTGTTCGCTACGACTAACAAGTCAGGCGAGGGTCTGGGTGACATACTGCAGCCGCACCAACGTAACCGCTCGACAATCGTGACAATCAAAAAGACTGAGGCGATCAAGTGGATCGAGTGGGGTCTGGACAATGACATTGATCCCGTGTTGCTCGGTTGGGTCAAAGACAATCCACAGGTTGCGCAGACATTCGACGAGGTGCCCGACCCACAGGAAAATCTGATGATCTTCCACCCAAAAGATCCGTCTCGCCAATCGTTCTGGACATGGCGGTCAGGTGAAGCCGCAAGTGACATACTCAAGAAGCGTCACATGATGAGCACGCATATGGTAACTGCTGCACTCATTGGCACCGTGGGTGAACAGGCAGCGATGCAGCTTATGGCCTTTGTGAATGTGGCTAACGACTTACCGTCACTGGAGAGTATCAAGACCGATCCAGTCAATGCCAAAGTGCCCAGCTCCGCCGCAGCAACATGCATGGTTGTGTATCGCACGTTATCTACAATCGAGCGTGATTGGGTTGACGCGTGGATGACATACATGGAGCGGTTGGGTGCCGAGGCCCAAGGTATGTTTGCCAATGGGGTGGTCAACGAGAAGTACAGCAAGCGCCCAGTCGTGATGCAGAACAAGAAGTTCGGTGAATGGGCACGTCTGAACAACTACATGTTCCAAGCGGATAAATCGTGATGCAGAAGTATCAGGTAACCGTGAAGGTGTTGGTAACCGTGGAAGCTATTAACGCTATCGCTGCAAGTGGCATGGGTCTGGATACAGTCTCATGCTCTGCGAAGGGTTGGTACATGGACGTGGATAAGGTGAAATCAATCGGGCATCTGCCCGATCACAAAGAGGAGAGCGAGTAATGCGGGTGCAAGTTAGGACAAGCCACTCAGAATACAAGTTACGTCGCTTACTTTGTATTGTTGATAAGCGGCGAGATGTTGACGCAATCATGGCTATGCCAAAACACAAGGTGTTGGCGGCGTTAGTAAAAAAGAAAGAGGTCATAGACTGCATAACACAATATGCAGAGAAACGAATAAAGGAGAGCGAGTAATGCCAAGTATCTGGTATCTAATGCGTGAGGGCGATGAAAAATTCTTTACCCCATGCACAGGCGATGCAGACGCAATGGAGGCGGCTGTTATGTGGAACGCGGTGGTAGTGCGCCGCGCATCAAAAGAAGAAACAAAAGAGCTAACAAATTATAGCTACGAAGCAGAGAGGAAAGAGAATGTTTGATACAAGCATGACATTGGAACAGCGACTATCCCGAGCGGTGGTCGCGTGGATGAAACGAGAGCCAGCACTGTCTAACATGCTGATGATTGGCGAGCGGTCTGTGTCTGACAAGATACCTACAGCATGCACCAACGGGCGCGACGAGTGGTATGGCCGTGACTTCATGGATGCGCTCAACGATCCGCAGATACGCTTTGTCGTAATACATGAGGTGTATCACAAGATGTACAAGCATCCGGTTACTTGGCGTCACTTGGCTAAGATTGACCCGCAGCTTGCGAACATGGCGATGGACTTTGTTATCAACTGGATGATCATGGAAGCCTATGGCAAGGACGGGTTTGTCGAGATGCCCGAGAATATATCCTATGGCGATGGGCAGTATTTCCAGAAGTGTTGCTATGATCCGCAGTTCGCTGGGTGGGATACCGCCAAGGTGTTCTGGAAGCTACATAAGAAGTCAGGTGGTGATGATGGAGATGGCCCGGGCCGGGGGAACATGGGTACTAACGGTGAAACTGGTTCGGGTAGCTGCCCGAATGGTGATGTGTTCGACGAGATTGACTTTGACGGTGTAGAAGAGTTGACGCGTGAGGAGCAACAGGAGCTAGAACGCGAGATCGACGAGGCCATACGTCAAGGCGCAATGGTCGCTGGCAAGATGGGCAGCGGTGGCAATCGCCACATCGACGAGCTTCTTGAACCCAAGGTCAATTGGCGTGAGGCCATGCGCGAGTGGTACAATGCAACATGTGCTGGGACTGCCAACAGTACGTGGCGTAAGCCTAACAGGCGATACCTAGCAGGTGGGATGTACATGCCCTCGCACTACGATGACACTGTGCTGCTGCTGGGTGAGCATAACGACATGTCTGGATCTATCGGTGACATTGAAGCAAAAATTATGTTGACTGAAGTTGAGAGTATCGTGCAGACTGTAACACCCGAGGAGCTTCACGTGAGCTATTGGGATACTCAAGTGTGTGGGTACGAGAAGTATGAACGTCACGAGTTGGACACCGTTGTTGCACGCACGAACCCCGTGGGTGGTGGTGGCACTGACGTAACATGCGTACCGAAGTACCTCAAAGAACACGGCATCAAGCTAGAGGCATCCATCGTTCTAACAGATGGCTATCTCTGGGGTGAGTGGGGTGAATGGGATCATCCAGTGTTGTGGGTGATTATTGATAACAAACGTGCGAACCCCCCATTCGGTTCTGTAATACACGTTAGCAGGAAGGACTTTATGAATGACTAAGAAACACATGAAAATTGCTGAGTTCCACGTGATGTTTGAAGAGCATGGCATGACTTGCGGTATGTCATTCGGTGACGAGTTCATCGAACAAGATGACGAGCTTAAATCTGTACTGGTATCAGCGATGCACAGCGCCCTAACAGAGTTCATGGAAGTGGGCATGATGGTTGATACGCGTGAGGAATTTATGGAGCGAGCTACTGAAGATGCAGCTAACTTCTTAGATCGTTGCGTCAAGAAGCAAGGGGGGCGGCTACATTGAAAACCGATGCGATAAACAGAAAGCTGGCATGCAAGACCACTATAGTTGTCAAGCGCAAGTTCAATGATAACTCTATCAACCCGAGAGTGCACGAGACCATGCCTAAACCCGTTAACCGTAACGCACGCCGTGCAGCGGCTGCAATGAAGCGAGGGAGTAAATAACATGAAAAGGTACAGGGTCGTAGTTGAGCAAAGAAACGTGTTCTACGAAGAAGCCGAAACAGAACACGAAGCACGGAACATCGTTGCAGAAGATCGCATTTGGGGGCCAGAACACGGTATCGGCGGAGAAGATACCTACGATTTTGAAATTACTGTGGAGGAAGCGGAATGAGTAACGAAAACAAGCGGGATGTTCTACCTGATTGGTTAGAAGAACAACTGTCACTGGTGGGCCTCGCAGGCCAAGCTCATAAAACTGAACCGAAGGTGGAGCGTGACTTCACCTTCAAGATGCCACTGCTAGACGAGAATGGAGAGCCGCCGTGGTAGAATATTTTACGATACTTATGCTGACATACAGCATTAGCGGGGAGACGGTGCAATCGACGACGTTCTTCCCAAGTGCAGATGCGTGTGGTGACGCGTTACCTGCATACTACGAACCCGTCTATGCGTTCGACAAGAATGCAATCGGGCAATGCAAACAGACAGATGTGCTGTCTTCAACAATAAGGCCAAAGGCTAAACCATCAATCGGGCAGATGCCCGAACAGGAAATGGAGAATAACTAATGACTGAACATACATTGGTCCACGAAGCTGGACGGAACCACGATGTCCTTGTGAGCACATATATCACAGATGCTTCCACGCCATCACAACAAACCATTGTCACGATGGAGTATGCCAAGCTACTGTGTAGCGAGTTACGTGGCACATCCTTTAAATTGCGTGACAACAGGTCAGCTTACATCTACCGCGAAGGCGATACCTACGTCATGGGTTGGATCGGTTACGGTGATTATCTTACTGCTAGCACAAACAAGCCACCTAAGTTTTGCGTGTTCTCACCGTTCCATGAAAACAACAAGTATCGCTCGGATAAAGTGCAGCACCACATGGTCATGTACGATTTCCGTGACAAGGCGATCAAACGTGCCGCACAAATGCTGAGAAGTTACACCGTGGAGGAGGGCGCTAGAATGTCTAACTACAAAGCCGCTACCTCTATATGTAACGTGCAAGGTGAGGCCGCTTCAGATGTCAGGGTATCGGCTAAGAAGCTGGATTTGCAGATAGACTTCAGGCCGAAGGGTCACAGGTTGCTTGGTGAGTTCAAGCACATGATAGCGACAGACTATCAGTTCAGCGATCAAAGCATCAAGGAGGGTGTGTTGGATCTGCTTAACAAGTTTGACGTGATGCACAAACGTAACGATAAGGTCATACCCGTGCTCTACGTCGAGATGCGCACCAACAAATATGGTGATAAGATGGTCGGTACGGTGAACGTGGCGAACGGGCGAGACTATCACCCATCTATATCTGACGTGTCAGGCCATGAAGTATATCTCCAAGAGGAGGTGCCCGACTGGATTGTTAACAGGGTATCGACGTTGCAGATCATGCCTAACGATAGCTATGTCGAGGGTGTTGGTTTCAAGCATTGTGACACCGCCTACACAATTCACGTTGACGAAGCAAATCCGTTTTTAGATGCGTGATCCATCAGGTGATACAACATGTAGGGTCATAATAGACCCTACTACTTCATGTATCCGTGTACAATGTTTTGGTAGTTTATCACTTGACAACTATAGCACAGAGTTTTACATGTCACTCAATGATACCCCTAAATGGGTACAAGACAGGGTTAACTCGCTATCTGTGTTAGAGCCAAATCCTCTGGACGAAATTGACGGTGTAGGGTCAAGGCCAGAGGAAAACACGTACTGGGTTATAAAATGAAATCGGGCATGTACCCGAATGACAAGGAGAAGATTATGAAAAAACCTTTTACCAATAAAGAAATTAATGAGCTGTTAACAGATAGGATTAAGGGCAAGACCCATGCCGAAATTGCAGCATCGCTTGGGCGTACACCTAAAAGCATACGTCAAAAGTTCTATGCAATGGACAAGAGATCACCGCTGCCAACTACGCTGGCAGAGCTTGCTGAGAATTTTGATGTTTGGGCAGCGAAAAAGCCGACAGGTCGCCCTAAAAAGGAGCGAAGCGCAGTACAGTCAATATTGGATGGTTGGTTTGAGGCTGATGAGCCAGTAAAGAAGGCAACAGTACAAGCGTTTAAAGACCCCAACCTAACTGATGAGGAGGTTGTGCAAGTGTTCAACAGTTCCAAAATCATATACCTAGACTGCCCGTTTATTGAAAAAGATCGGGCGAAGGCTTTGGGCGCTAAGTGGGATTTTAGTAAGAAGATGTGGTTCATCTATGACAATATGGACCCAACCCCGTTTGCGGAATGGCTACCCAATTCTACTACCAAGCCCGTACAGGCAACCAAGACGAAGGCCAAGAAGAAACTTGTTAAGCCTAAGAGCCAACAGCCAGCCGTCAAAACCACAGGTACTTATAATACCGCTATAGGTAGCAATCTTGCCGCCATAGGTAACAATGCTGCTGCTACTGGTAATGATGCGTTTGTTATCAGAATACCCAAGGTTTACGTTTGGTTTGTCATAACAGCTTCACTGATGGCCGCTGCGTGGTACGTGGGCAAAACTTATTAGGGGGTAACGCTATGACTATTACCGCTGCTTATAAAGACGGGAAGGAACAGGCGAAGTGCGTCTGCGATGAATGCAAAGACCACGGCTTAAAACCGAATGAGGTTTTTGTGACGTGCATGCACGGGGATCGTAAAGCCAAGCCCGAGTTCCAAAACAACAAAACGATTATCCAGAAACTGCATAAGCTGGGCTGGAAAATATTTCAAAAGGGTGTCGTGTGCGATGTATGCATGGCAAAGCGGAAGGAGAAAAAAGTGAGTAAAACTAACGTAACCAAAATCGAACCGAACCGCCAACCGTCACGCGAACAGAAGCGTGACATCATGTTGATGCTGCAAGATGTATATAGCATTGATAAACAGTGCTACACAAAATCCGAAACGGATAAGACTGTGGCTGACGCATTAGAGAATGGCATAATGTGGGGTTGGGTCAAAACAATACGCGAAGATATGTTTGGCCCCGATGGCAATGAGGATGACCAGTTAAGTGTGGGTGAAGCGCATCTGTGGATTGATCGCGCCGATAAACTTACCATCGACCTTGAAACAAAAATAAAAAGTTTTGAGAAGCAAGTAGCTGACATGAACCGTACTCTGACAGGTATTCAAGCATGCCGTAAAGAAGTTAAGGGGTTCCTTGACACAATACAAAAGTTGGCGAAGTAATGACCCCAGAGGCAAAGGTAAAAAAGAAAGTGGTCGCGCATCTAAAAGACTTAGGTGCGTACTACTTCTACCCAGTTACAGGGGGGTATGGTCGTAGCGGTGTGCCTGACATAATAGCGTGTATGGATGGCAAGTTCATAGGTATCGAATGCAAGGCTGGCAAGAATAAGCCAACACCATTGCAGGAGAAAAACTTAAACGAAATAATAGCTGCAGGGGGCGTTGCGCTGGTTGTCAGCGAAACCAATATGGATCTCGCCTTCAGCATGCTTAATGACTTGCGGGGCAAGTAGCTTTGAAAATACCGCATCGAAAAGAGTATGAGCCGTTCTATCGTGAGTGCTGGTTGAAGCAGATCAAACAGGATAAAACGGATAACCCGCGCTTGGAGACACGTAATCGTTACATGGAGAATGGCGCTAAATCAAAAGAGAATGGTAAGCTGGGCGGAAGGCCACGTAAGGAACCCGTTAACAACTTACCCCTAACCAAGGACGCCGAGGTGCTCAATCGCATGCTACAACGCAAGATGACTGTGACAGATGCAGCGGATATAATGGGCAAAAGTAAGAAGTGGGCGTTCAACATGAAAAAGAAATTTGGTTTGCCTCGTAAGGTAGACTGAACAAGGTACCACCTGAAGCTGTGTTGGGTAAGGTGGGGAGGTAGAGCCGTGAGAGACCTCTGTTCATAAAATATCCACGGCAGTGAGGGGTGGCCAACCTTTCAGTATTACTTCAGGCCATTGACCTCATACTGGTTCGCAGGGTGACTTTCTCCATTGGTTGCCCTGCGATACCAGATCCCAAAAACGTAATCGGGTAGATGCCCGAATGGAAACTAGGAGAACGGCATGACTAAGAAGCAAGAAAAGATTTGGGCCTACAGAGTTAAGCACCCCAAGGCAAAAATAACAGAAATCGCCAAGGGCACGGGGACATCCTACGGGTATGTGTGGAGGCTGATGCAGAAGATTGGAACCCCGCAAGAAGTTTTGGATGCACCGAAGGAGTTACACATAGATGACACCGACTATGCAGCGGAAGCGGAAGCAGATGCTAAATACTTTGCTGAGTTGGAAGGGGAGCGCGAGGCCACAGGGGAAACCTCCAACGATTTTAACGTTGAGGATTTGTTTGACTTTGATGAAGAGGGTGGCAAAGAGATTGTTTCACGTGAAACAAACAAACGCTCTAGCATATTATCGGCGGCAGATCAGCTTATCAACGGCGAGCGCCACGAAGAGTACGGGGATGCCTCCGATAGCTTTGAGCGCATCGCTGGGTATTGGAACGCGCATCTGGGCCTAAACAATTTTATATCCCCACGTGACGTTGCCGCCATGATGGTGCTGTTAAAGATATCCCGCTTGCATGGGGATGGCCCGAAGGATGTTGACACGTATATCGACATATGTGGGTATGCGGCTATTGGTGGTGAAATCGCGGGTAGCGATTAATGAAGCTAATAACTTTGGACTTTGAAACGTTCTATGACAGGGATTATTCCCTGTCTAAACTCACCACTGAAAACTACGTTCGTCACCGCGACTTTGAAGTTATTGGGGTTGCGGTAAAGCAGTGGGATGAAAAAACTGAGTGGATCAGCGGCACGCATGATCAGATCAAAGATTACCTGATGGGTTATGACTGGTCTGATAAGATGGTGCTGGCTCACAACACTATGTTCGATGGTGCGATACTGAACTGGAGCTTTGGCATCACACCCAAGATATACGCTGACACGTTATGCATGGCACGTGCGTTGCACGGCACGGAAAGCAGTGTGTCGCTTGCAAACCTCGCAAAGGCTTATGGCTTACAAGACAAGGGTGATGAAGTTATACGTGCTATGGGCAAGCGTAGGGTAGACTTCACGGAAGAAGAGTTAGCTCGTTATGGAGACTATTGTGTCACAGACGTAGACATAACACATGAGCTATTCATGCGTATGATAAATGACTTCCCCCGCAAAGAGTTGAAGCTGATAGACCTAACGTTGCGCATGTTCGTCGAACCGATGGTGGATTTGGATGCGGGCCTTCTTGAGTTGCACCTTGCCGAAATCAAAGATCGCAAAGACAAACTACTCGCGGATGCAAACATCGAAAAAGAAGAACTTATGTCCAACCCCAAGTTTGCTGTGGTGCTTGAGGGGTTAGGTGTGACACCCCCAAAAAAGATAAGCCCAACCACAGGTAAGGAAACATTCGCATTCGCCAAATCGGATGAGGCGTTCAAAGCATTGCAAGAGCATGAGGATGATCGGGTGCAAGCACTGGTCGCTGCTCGGTTGGGTACGAAGTCTACACTTGAGGAAACACGTACACAGCGTTTTATAGACATAAGTCGTCGTGGGATTCTGCCCGTACCTGTGAGGTATTATGCAGCGCATACTGGTCGGTGGGGCGGAGATGATAAGATTAACCTCCAAAATCTGCCAAGCCGTGGTCCTAACGGTAAGAAGTTAAAGCAGAGCATCATAGCACCAGCAGGTCATACGCTCATTGATTGTGATAGTTCGCAGATCGAAGCGCGTGTACTGGCGTGGTTGGCAGGGCAGGATGACCTCGTTGATCAGTTCGACAGGGGTGAAGACGTTTATAAGTATATGGCGTCAAGCATATATAGCGTGCCAGCAGATGCGGTAAGCAAGGATCAGCGGTTCGTTGGTAAGACCACAATTCTTGGTGCGGGGTATGGCATGGGTGCGCCCAAGTTCCAACACCAGCTTATGACGTTTGGGTTTGATATTGAGTTGAAGGAAGCTCGTCGCATCATACAAGTATACCGCGAAGCCAATGACGCGATCAGTTCACTGTGGTACACTGCTCAGGGCATGTTGAAGGATCTACATAACAAGTCACCTGCAAAGCTAGGACGCGCCGGGGTGCTGCGGGTGGACGTGGATAAGACTGCCATAATACTACCCTCTGGTTTACCCATGTACTACCACGGGTTGTTCGCAGAAATAGAAGATAACCGCCCACAATACTATTACAAAACACGTCGAGGCCCGAACAAAATTTATGGTGGGAAGGTCGTGGAGAATGTGTGCCAAGCTGTTGCACGTTGTATCATAGGTGAACAGATGTTACGTATTGCCAAGAAGTACAAAGTTGTGCTAACTGTACATGACAGTATTGTGGCCTGTGTAAAAGATGAAGAGGTGGCCGAGGCGCAAGCATATGTAGAAGAATGCATGCGTTGGAAACCTGATTGGGCAGATGGTCTGCCAATAAACTGTGAGAGTGGCACAGGTAAATCCTATGGAGATTGTGAATAGTGACTAATGTAGCACCGTGGTCGTTCAGCAAGATTAAATCTTTTGAGCAATGCCCTAAACAATTCTACCACGAGAAGATCCTGAAAGAATACCCATTCGTGCCAACGCAAGCCACTATCTACGGTAATGCGTTTCACAAGGCAGCGGAGCTATACATCAAGGATGGCACGGCTCTGCCCGACGAGTTTCAGTTCGCACAGGAGTTTTTAGATAAGCTGGCAGACAAGCGCGGCGTGAAGTTTTGTGAACGTAAGATGGGTATAACCGAGGATCTCAAAGCCTGTAGTTTCTATGACAAGCGGGTCTGGTTCCGTGGCATAGCTGACCTTCTTATTGTTGATGTGTTAGGTGATATTGCATGGATAGTGGACTACAAAACATCCAAGTCATCCAAGTACGCAGACAAAGGGCAGTTGGAGCTAATGGCATTGGCTGCATTTGCACACTTCCCAGAAATAAAAAAGGTACGCGCTGGCTTAGTTTTTGTGCTAGTAAATGATTTAGTAAACCACACGTACACCGAACATGACAAAGGCGATCTGTGGGAAAAGTGGATAGGAAAGTTCAACAACATGAAAGAAGCCGCAGGAGCTGACACGTGGAACGCCCGTCCTAATGGATTATGCCGTCGTCATTGTCCTGTTGTGGAGTGCATACATAATGGAGCTAACTCATAATGCCATACAAAAACCCCAAAGACCGCAAGAAACAAGTTAACGCCCCCGTTGGGAGTGCAACCTTTGAACGCCGTATGGAGCGTCAGCGTGCACGCCGTAAGATGGATCGGGAAGGTGTAGATAAAAACAAAAACGGCAAAGCTGATAAGCGTGAAGGCAAAGATATCAGCCACAAAAAAGCTCTTAGCAAAGGTGGTTCTAATAAAGACGGTGTGAAGATCGAAAGCCGCAGCAAGAACCGCGCTCGGAACTATAAAAAGAAAAAATAGGAGAACCCATGAAGATAGTAGATGGTCGTGCGCTGCTTTTGAAGCTGCGTAATCCAAACCGTGTCACCTCAGTTATCCCTCAAAGCAAACAGGTGGACACCAATGAAGTGCTTGTGAAGTGGGGGATTGATGAAGCGCATAAGCTACGCAACTTGGGTGTACGTGC